CTCTAAATCACTCCTGCATTAAATTTCTTTAAAAAAGCGTATAATTATCCAATTTAAATTGTACCACTCTTAATTGCATCTGACAATATGGAAACTATTTTTATGGCAAAGTAATATGACTGTGACAGTGCGTGACTTTACGTGACGTTTTGTGACTTTATGTGACCTCATAAGAGCAGAAAAGATAAAAAAGAATAGAAAAGATTAGAAAAAACTAGAATTAATTAGAAATAAATTAGAAATTCTTGTTTTTTATTAACGTTCTATTTACTTTTTCTATATTATAATGATAATACAGAAAAGAGGTGATATTATGGGTATACAAGCAAATTGGGTTAAAATATCCACAAATATATTTTCGAATCGGAAAATTATTCAATTATCAACCAAACCTTACGCTGATGCTATTATCATTATTTGGTTTAGACTTATCATTTTAGGCGGATTAATAAATGATAATGGCAAGTTGTATATTACTCCAAGCATCCCTTATACGAGTCAAAGCCTAGCAACAGAATTCGGCATCGCGGAAGAAATTGTCAATGAAGTCATCAACCGTCTCCTTGAGTACAACATGCTTGATTACGTCGATAATAACCTGCACATCAAAAACTGGAATAAATATCAAAGTACCGATACGCTCAACAAAATCGTGCCCTTAAGCGGTGCGGAGAGAACTAAAGCTTGGCGCGCACGCAAAAAAGATAAAAATATAGACAAAAAAACATATGGCGAGTTTGGCAATGTCTTTTTATCTGAAAGTGAACATAAACAACTCCTCGAAAAAATCAATGACAGCAATATTGTTGATACTATGATTACGTCGTTAGATACTTATATACAATCAACGGGCAAAAAATACGTTGATCATTATGCTACTATACTAAGATGGTATAAACACAACAAAGATAAGCCTGCTGACAACTCTGTTAATGCTGATAATAATGATAAATTATCAAAACTGCTAGGAGGTTAACTACTTGGATATTAAAACTATTATCCCTGATGCGTTAGCTCTTAATCAAGAGCAGATTATCAATACTTATGATTATTATGTTGATGGTGTACTGTACTGCGGTAAATGCAATACGCCAAAAGAAGAGCACCACGTGTTCCAAGGGCACAAATTTTGCGCTCCCCGCAAATGCAGATGTGAATTGGAGAAATCAAAGTGCGAAAGAGACGCTAAGGACAAAGCCGATAATATTATAAAGCTCCAACAACAAGCTAGGGATTATCGTTTTATCGGTTTTTTACCATCAACATACAATCACGTCTGTTTGGACGATGACGATAACAAAAGCCCCACTATTTCAAAAAGAATCAATGATTATGTTGATAATTTCGATGAGTACCGTAAAAAAGGCAAAGGATTATTACTGTGGGGGCCTAACGGCAGTGGCAAATCATTTGCCGCCAAAGGCATTGTGAATAAATTGGTTGAAAGAAACTATCCCTGTTTGGTAACTAATACGGAAAAATTTTCGCTGGCCTTCTCGCATGCCAAAAAAAGTGAAATTATTGACGCTTTAATGTTTTACGAATTAGTACTGATTGATGATATATACCTTGAGACTATACCAGACTGGTTCTTGGAAGTATTGTTTTTACTAATAGATACACGCTATAATTGCCAAAAGCCTATGTTAGTTACTACAAACACAAATATAAAAAACATTCTTGATTCGACCCAAACTAAACATTACCGTATTTGGAGCAGATTGATTGAGTCATGTTATCCTATTAAGTTCGATAAAATAGACAGACGCAAAGATATACTCTTAAATGATTATACAGACTACGACAAATCTATTAGTGAGTAGCTTTTATATCCTCAACAACAGACTTCATGTGTTGGGGATAATCTCTTTAATAAGTACTAAAAATTTCATCACTCTACTTCTTTGCTAGAAAATTAAAAAATCCGGGGACACGCACCTCTACGCGCCCCCGGATTTTTTAATAAAAATTTTATTATCTTTCTTTTATCTATTTTTATTAACTCTTGGCTAACTTTACTTTTATTAAAATAAAAAAAGGATAAGAAGATTAATTATATAAAAAGAAAGTGGTGTTAATTATGGACGACAAATTCGACAAACTTGCTGATTACATCCTCTCCCTCCTGCTTGCTAGCAGCGATACCACTAACAACAATACCGAGGAAGCAGCTTAATGGCACGCGCAGTAATCTATGCGCGCTTCAGCAGTGACATGCAGCGCGAGGAATCTATTGACGCGCAGCTGCGTGCCTGCAGAAGTTACGCCCAGAGCAAAGGATATGATATTATTGATACTTATGTCGACGAGGCTAAGAGTGGACGCGACGTTACCAAGCGCGACGCCTATAACCAGATGCTGGCCGATGCCATGGAGGATAAATTTGATATTATCGTCTTTCATAAAGTCGATCGGAATTCCAGAAATGAGCTTAATTACTTCAAGTTCAAGGACAAGCTCGAAAGGCTTGGAATCCGTTACGAATATGCCGCTCAGCCCATCGATGCACTCTCGCCCGAAGGCCAGATGATGGAAACAATGATGGTAGGCATGGCAGCCTACTATTCAAGGAACCTGGCAAAAGAAACTAAGAAGGGTTTGAACGAAAATGCCTATAAAGCCCAATTTAACGGTGGCACGCCTCCTTTAGGTTATAAAATTGTTGATAAGTATTACGTTATTGATGACCAAGAAGCTGAGGCTATCCGCCTGATTTTTAACTTGTATGTTGCTGGGCACGGCTACAAAGATATCTGCATTATACTGGCCAAAAAGGGGTTCACAACGCGCAACGGCCAACCTTTTGGCAAAAACAGCCTTTACGATATCATCGGAAACGAACGCTATTGCGGTACTTATACCTTTAACAAATCGCCTCGCAAAAAGGGCGGTCGCAACATGCACGCAAAAACCCGTCCCGATGATTTTATACGCCTTGAGGACGCCATCCCGGCCATAGTCAGTAAAGATGTTTTTCAACAAGCTCAAGCTCGCCGTAGAATCAATAAAGAAAGACCAGCGTTCAAATCCAAGGTTAACTATCTTTTGAGCGGCAAAATAATTTGTGGTCATTGTGGTCAAGCTATGGGAGGTCATAGCGTTACTCCACACAAAAAAATGTACTCGTATTATGGTTGCCTCACAAAAGAGAGAGTCCCCCTTCAAAGCTGTCCGCAAAAAACAATTCGCAAAGAAGAAGCAGAGCAAGCAGTACTGGACAAAATTAAAACAGAAATCCTCACTCCTGAAGCCTTTTCCTATATTGCTGACAAAATGCAAAAAAAGTACGCAGCACAAAAAGGATCTATAGATAAAGACATTGCCCGCAAGCAATCTCAGCTTACCCAAGCTAAATCAAAACGTGCAAATTTGTATAAATTAGTCGAAGACGGTATGCATGATGATTTTACTATAACCAAAATACGCGCTGCCAAAGAAGCGATTGAAACATTGCAAACAGAAACCAAAACTCTCAAAAAGGCAAAGCAAAACAAAATTTTAAATGACCGGGAAATCGAAAGAGCATTCCAGCTTTTTCGTCAAAAACTGAATGATATGTCTGATGTTGAGTCCAAGAAGCTTCTCATAGATTTATTTCTCGTAGAAGTCATAGTTACTGATCAACAGCTTGATATTAAACTCTCCAGTGATGCTATTACCAATATGATTCTAAAATAAACTATTTAAACTACAAAGCAGGAGCTACCGTACTCTCGTACTGCAGCTCCTGCTTTTTTAACACAAAAAAACTGATTGACTTCTACAAGTTCAATCAGCATTTTCTCTATTTGTGATTCCAATCAGATATTTTCTATCTAATTGGTGCCGCGGACTCGGATTGCAGTAAGCTCAGACACATGGAAAATATCAGCAAATCTTGCGGCTTAACTATAAGGGCAGGGTTTCACCTGCCCTTATCTTATTATAGCATCTGCGCCAGCCAAGCGTCAAGAACTTTCCCCTCTGATGCGTCCGGATCGTTTATGTACGCCTTAGCCATACGCACGTAGTTGTTAGTGTCGCTTCCAAGAATTTCAGCAAAATCACTATGCAGCATATTCATAACATAGTACCAATCAGCCTTACAGCGTATTCCCTGTTGGTCTGCAAATTGGCTAGTCTGTTCAAACGTCCAATGCTCGCCACACGTACCGTCAATGTTCTTCATTTTGGAAACTGCCTTTTTTGCAAGCTCTTCGTCAAAATGTGGGCCATAAGCTACACAATGCAGTTTATATGCAGTATCCCAAAATAACCTTGGACAGCGGCCGCGGATTTCCTCCAACGCTTCACAAACTATTTCTTCCATTTCCTTAATCTTTTCCGGGTTGGCACTCACTTGCTCCCAGTATTTCTTTAGCTTGTGCATGATGTTTGCCTCCTTATGCCATTTTTACAACACTCAGAGAAGCATTGGTAATCGTCCCCGCAGCAGTCGCCTGTACTTGCAACATGGAGTTGTTGTTAATTACGCAACAACTCGGTAAAACGCGAATCAGCGTAGCAAAGCTAACATTATATGTATCGCCAGTTGCTCCTGTCACTGTTGCTTCTGCTCCCGGTACTGCTACACCATTACGAAGAAGCTGTAAGCCTATATCGCCTGCCGCAGTCGGGGTAATATCAGCGTTCAAAGTCACAAGGTAAAGTCCCTGTATAAGATCAACGCTTGTACTTCCTGCCGGATGCTTAATAGATACACCGGTCAGAAGATTGTTAGTAGGGAAGCCAACAAAGCCGTTCGCTGCTACGGTTTGCGCAGCGGTTGCGACGGTTGTTAATGCGGATTTTTGATTGCAAATCATTTGTTTCACCCCTTTAGTTAAAGCAATAGGGACGGCCTGCACCGTCCCTTGCAGTGCAGTTAATGCACATTTATAAAGCTGTTAAGCTAACTGCTGCTGATATGCACAGCCACAAGCGCCAGCTACATTAGCAGCGATGCTCTGATACGGGCTGTTGGTAATATAAGCGGGCTGCGGATAAGGTCTCAGCGTACCGATAAGGTTAGCACTCTGAGCCTGCTGAGACAGTTGGAAATTAGCAGTCTGCAAGTCGCGGTCGCGGTCTGCCAGTTTGTCGCGCAGGTCTTGGATTTGGTTAGCAATCAGAACTGCCCTGGTCTTTTCGCCGTCCTCTTTTACTGCGTTGACAATATCGCAGGTATTACGCGCGTTCTCATAGCGCACTGCGTCAATATTTCTGTTAGTTTCGCAGCAGCATTGCTGTTGAGCAAAACGATTTTCGGAAAGCTGACTGCCTAACTGATAACCGGTCTGCATAATGTCACGCTGCATACCATTAAAGCCCTTCAGCATAGTAGTATTTTGAGCGTAGAAGCCGTCGCATAAGCCGTTCTGAACGCCACGAATACCTTCTTTAATATCCTGCATAGAGAATTGGTCCGCAATTTGGTCACGTGTCATACTGCCATTAGCGAAGATCTCAGCACCCATATTGCCGCGGTTATTCCAATTACCGCCCCAGCCGCCCATAAGAGCGAAAAGCACGATAATCCACATAAACCACATACCGCCGCCCCAGCAGTCGCCGTAGTTGTTGTTTCTGTTCATGTCCATTACCGGAACAATGTTTGCACCTTCCATGATAAAAATTCACCTCCATGAATTATATGTAAAGCTCCTTGCGCGCTATTAGAGCTTTAAACCGAATTGACTTAAAAACTGAGTAAACTGTTCGTCACTCATGCCGCGTTGCCTTGCAAGGTTACGTACAGTTTCTTTTAACTGCACTTCATTCTTGCCTTGCCCCATTTGCATAGCGCGGCTCATCATAGGATTCTGCTGTGCTAATTGTGTAAGCATCATCATAGGATTACCGCTGTTCTGTAACATTGCCATTATCTGCATCGGGTTCATGATTCATCCCTCCAATCTGCTTTTCCAATCTGTCCACACGTTCTACTAATCTATCTACAATGTTTTGTTCAGCATATGCAGGCTGTTTCTGTGAATTATTTATTTCGTATATTCTGAAAATAGGCAGGCCGTCTAATCCTATAAGCTTTTCATAAACCTTGCCCTCTGCCGGGCACGGGAAGAAAGTGCTTGTTCCGTCCAGGTCAATTTGAGCTGCCTTTGCTTCATCCATACCAGTAACAATTCTGCCTTTTAATGTCATAGGCATAGGCTGCTGCATAGTTGGTTGGTACATCTGCTGCTGTTGTTGCTGCAAATAATTCAGCCGTTGCTGCATCTGCGGTGCTGCGCCCATATAAGGGTTATATTGTCCGTACAT